CCCATCGCTTATGTATTTTATAATCACAGTTTTTCCAGCAATATTAGATGAAAAGTGAACTTTTCCTGTAGCGTAGTCAATAAAAAACGAACCATTAACCTGAGCTTGCTGTGGGTCTAAACCAAACCTTTGACCATTTAATAAATCGTAATCATCATCATCTGAGTTGTTTTGATTGTCGACAGGTGTAGCTGACTTAAAGTTTGTAACAGTATCAGACACTTCGTCTGAGTTTAAAACGCTACCTGTAAAAGCATAAGTGTCGGTAGAAGCGGTATAGCCAATATCTGTTGGGTTTGAAGTTTTAGAAGTAGGATATATAACATGTTCAACTCCTCCAGAATCACTCCAAGTAAATTTAACATAGTTAACAAAGTCTCTTGGTAGTAACATTTGTAGTGAGGGTGGTATTTCTAACTCTTGAGATTTTATAGATCTTAAGGTATCGTAGCTTAATTCTTGCAAAGCTCTTGTAGCGTGGAAGTGCACGTCAGACACATTGACACCTTCACATATCTTGTCTTTACCTATATACGTCGCAACAAAAGCTTCAACTATATCTTCTAGTGTTAAATACTGGTATTCTCCATGCGCTCCATTAGCAACATAGTAAGCGCTATCATTAGCTCCTGGTAATCCTAATCCCATGTTTTATTGTTTTTTAATTTGTAATTCGTTTTGATCTCTACTAGCAAACGTACTAGCAAAACCAGCTTTGTTTATAACTATACCAGCCATCTCAGCAATTTTCATAACTAAATTTGTTTCTTCAGAGTCATGTAGGTTAAAGTTAACAGAAGTGTTCGCGTTGTAAAGAGCTTTTTCATTTACCACAACATAACCCCAAGCTACGTTGCCAGTAGGCGATGTTATAACTTCACAAGTAACACCTGTTGTTGCTTTGGCACCGTTTGTTGCGCCGTATACCTCTATGTCATCACCGTTCGTAAGAGACTCACAGTACATTGGATCTCTTTTTAATATAACATTATGTCTTACTGAATCAAGTATATTTCTTATTTCGTTTCTATCTGCTTTTTTACAAAGCCTATTGTTGAAAAATATTCTACCTATCATGTATGCAGCGGGGAATGTGTCACCACCAGTAACGGTAGCTACAGTAGTGAAAGGCTTTAGTTTTAAACCTATCAATTGGGATATATCAGATTCAGTAGTATGCGGGTCTCTCTCTACATCTACTCTTTCTCTTATGTTCATGTCATAAAAGTACATTTCAAATATTTCAAGTTCAGCTTGATTAGCTAGTAAGTTAAACTCTTGAGGGGTTATATAACCTCTCTGTTCTTTATTAGCTAACGCTAACACTCTTTGATATACTGTATCTACACTTATTGCCATGATGTTTTTTTAGTTTATTTCATAAAACCCCAGTGACTTTAAAATCACCGGGGAATATGAAAGGTAATTAATTTAACCTTTTTTCAATACTTTTGAATACTTCCATGCCTTCGTCAGTTTTAAACCAAGCGGCTAACGCTGAGTAAGGATGCTCATCAAAAGGAACTACAAATAGTTTTCTATCATTAGAACCCCAGTAAAAAGCTCTATTGTCTGGAGATAATCTTAGTATACCTCCCTCAACAGCTTTAACACCAATATTTCTCAAGTAAACGTTGTCGTCAGAGGCTAACTCTATAAACAGACGTGCGTTTTCTCTAGCAAATATAAGCAAATCTCTTTTAAGCTCCTTAGAACTCAACTTAGACACCATAGAACCTTTCTCAGCTCTAAGTATAGCTTCAGCGTCATCAATCTCCATGTCTCTAGCTATATTCATCGCATCTAACTGCAGGTCTAAATCTAGTATTTCTTCTCTAGCTGCTTCAACTTTATTTACTTCAAACCACAATCTATCTCTATCTGGGTGGTAAAGTGATAGTAACTTTTGTAGCGTTACTTTGTTTCTAGGCACAGCTAACACACCATTTCTAAATATAATGTGCTCTAACACTTGTCTAGATCCTTCTGGAAACTCATCAACAAAACAAGTTTTTTGATTTGTAGTGTGTTTCAATTCTCTTTCAAAACCTTTTTTCTCGTCAAAGTAATATATACTGTGAGTTTTAATAGCCTTCATTAACGGTCTAGCTCCTTTCAACTCGTATATACGATCTTTTACTTCCCATTCAGGTTTTATTTGTTTTTTAATAACAGGTGCAGGTTTTTCTACAACTGGTTTTGGTTTTTCTACAGTAACAGTTTCAGTTTCAACTTTTACCGATTCAACCTTTTCTTTTTTTGTTTCTTGTTTTTTTGCCATAATATAATATATAATAAAATTAATAAAATAAAAAGGACCGAGGCCGAAGCCCCGGTTCTTTTAAAAACTAACTATTAGTTTAACATAAAGAAGTTATTCGCTCCTTGTACAACTAAACATCTTTCAGATAAGAAGTGCATTTCCATCGCATCTAAATCAGAAGTAGTAGCGCCAACCGAACCAGTAGTCCAAGTTTTTAGCTTTCTGTCATCTGTTTGAGAAGCTCTGTATCTCACGTGTAAGAATGGACGTTTTAGGTTTTTACCTAATTGCTCATCGTATACAGAAGATACACCAGCAGGAATCATTACACCTCTAACGTTGTTGATAGCATCGTTTAAACCACCTCTTGTACCTTTGTCGTTAAGGTATTTAAAGTCAGACTTGTAGAAGTCATAAGAACCTCTTCTGAAACCAGAGAAACCTAAGTTTAAAGCCATGTCTTCAGAGTTGTTGAATACTCCAAAAGAAGTACCACCAGCACCATAAGAATTCATAGCAGCTAACATATCATCAACAGCTAAAGCAGTAGTTCTATCTAAGAACATCATGTTCTCTTCAATTGCACCGTTTTTGTCAAGCTCAGCTAACATTAAGTCAAACTCAGCTAAATCAGTTAACGGAACACCAGTAATACCTGAAGTTTGATTACCTCTAGTAGTTAAAGCAGAGAATAAACCTTCAGTACCAGATATAGTACCAGTAGCTCCAACCTGAGCAGCAGTGATAGTTTGTGCAGCTTTTTGAGACTCTAACATCGCCATTTCTAAGTAATCAGAAAAACGAGCTCTAGTATCTCCAGAAGCTTTTAAGTACCATAGGTATCCATTTTGACCATCTTCACCAGAAACCTCAACCCAACCGATCGCAGAAGCATCAGATCCAGACACGCTGTACTGATCTTTCAAGATGATTGGTTTGTTAGTTCTAGATTTGAATTGTGGCTCGTTAGATAAGCCTCTACCAACAGAACCTTTCACATATTCAGAACCATAAACTAAACAAGTTATTCCAGCAGTTCCTAATGTAGTAGCATTCATGTTTGCAGCAGCACCACCAGCCATAGTAGCATAAGGTTTAACTGTAATTTCAGCATAGTTACCAGCAGTTGGGTCTACGTTGATAACGTAAGCTCTAACCGTAGTGTTATTGTCAGAAAGTAAAACCATGTCACCTGCACGTACTGCGTGGTTTACACCAACAGCGTTTCCGTCAACATCGTTAACAATTGTAACAACATCAGCAGATCTTGTTGCTGTGTATGCTAAGTGTAATCTACCTTGCTCAGACCAAACAACTTGGTCAGCAGTCATAGATTCTTCAGCTCCTACTTGAGAAAGAAATCCTGAGATAGTTCTGTTTCCAAAAACCTCAGCTTCTTTTTCCATAAGATCTGGTAAGTATTGCTGTGCCCAACCATCTGACGCGCCTAATGTAGCGAAGTCAATATAGTTTTGGGTAACAGCGTGTTTGATTGGCGCTGGAGTATATCCAGTAGCCGGTACGCCTGTAATTGCCATTTTTTAATATTTTAATGGGTTAATAATTTATTTTTTACTTCTCATTTTTACTTTTAAAGAGTTTGAGTCATCGCCTAAAATTCTATATTTCATACCACCAACTTCAATCTCGTTGTGAGATCCTCTAGCACTAGTGTCTATGTTCTTGGCTTTTGATACACCATCTTTGATAGCATCAGCTCTACCTTGCTCATAGAAGTGGTTTGCAATAACATCAGGGTTCATAGCTGTAAATAGAGACTTATGATAACCTTCCGCGTTATCCATCATACCATCTTTGTTCAAAAACTTTTTGACAAAATTGTTGATGTCACTTTGGTTGTCTTTTACTTCGTTTCTATTGTTAACATTAAACCTATACTTTTTTTCACCGACGTTATATTCAAAACCTTTGAATTTGTCGTTAAAAAGATTATTAGTCTTATTTAAAAAAGTATCTACTTGACTTTGTTGAACTTCCATCGCTTGTTCAGACTCTTTTTCGTAACGGTTGAAAAAATCAATTGCTTTCTGTTGCTCGCCCGTAAGTTTGCTTCCAGCCTTGATTTCCTCATAGTATTTGGATTTACGCTCTTCCAAGTGAGCTTTAGCGTTGGCAACTTGCTCTTTTAACGCTATTTTTTTCTTTCTAATATCTTTGTCATCATCAGACTCTTCATCGAAAGAGAAGTTGTCTTCTAACAAAAAATTAATCTCCTCATCTTCCAAGTGAGGTTTTGTTTCTTTATAATAATTGTGTAAAACTTCCGAGTCGTCCATCTCATTGATGTCTTCGTTTAACTTAACGTAGTCTGTTAAATCACCACCAGTTTCCTCCATGAAGTTTACTAGTTTTTCTATATTCTCCGGTAAAGGTTTACCCGTTGCTTCTGCTTCAGCTACAACCTCCTCAATCTGCTCTTCTACTTCAGCAACTTCTTCTTCGGTAGAATCTTCTGATATCTCTTCTAAAACAGAATCAACTTCTGCTGTTTCTTCAATGACTTCTTCTTCAACAACCTCTTCTTTACTAGAAGGTGGTGGTTGACTTAAATCAATTTTAATAACACTGTCATCTCCAGCGCTATCAAACTTAGACTCATCAATCTTAGGAGTCTCTTCTGTTTGTTTTTCTTGTGTAGTTTCCTCAACTACGTTGTCTTTGTTTTCTTCCATAATATAAAATATAAATTAGTTATTTGTTAATCCTCCCATCTCAACTCCTCCACCCATACTATCATTACCTGCTGACTCAAAGTTTTTAGGTTCTTTTTCACCTTTTCTTTGATCAATAAGTTGACTCTGTTGAGAAGCTTGTATTTTTGTTCTTTGATCTTTTCTATTGTCCTTTTCTTTTTCTTTACTCATTGCTGATTGGTTGTCAGCTTGTCTAAGCTTCATGTTTATTTCGAACTCATGATCCATTAGCTCTCTTTTTAACATAGCCTCTTGTTTCATGTACTCTATTTTTAAGTGGTTTTTTGTTTTCTCTAACTCCATAGCTGACTTGTTCATCTCTTGTTGTTTTCCTATTTCAGCTTGAGCAGCAGCTTGTTGAGTTTCTTGTTGAGACTTACCTTGAGCTTCTATGTTCTGTTGTTGCATTTTCTGGTCTCTTTCAGCTTTCTTCTTTCTCTTTAGCTTTAAGAGTTGATTAGCTTGCTTTAAGTTTCTAACCTCTCTAAGATCTATAGCATCATCTAGATCTATTAGTTTTTGTGACAAAGCCATCTGTATATTGTTTTCTAAAACTTGTTTTTCTTCGTCATCAGGTTTTAACTCTAAAAATATACCAAAATCATATAAATGCAACTCTTTCATTTCTTCTAAAGTCGCTATGTTGTGAGCGCCGATAGCCTGTATGAATGCGTCCTTTGTTGGAGAGTATTCTAGTATGTCAGATATTCTAAGGGACAAGGCTTCGCAAGTTTCTGCTGTTAAGAATAGATTTGCTTGAAGTATATGCCTTGTAGCGGTGTTTGAGTTTGCGGCCGCCATCTTTTGTATGCCAACTAAAGAGTCTACAGCCGGTGTGTCGCTAGCAGCCTCATTAAGTCCGGTTACATCTCTTATCATCTGTAAGTAATAGTTGTAGTTACCTATAAGAGCCTGTAGTTTGTTACCAGCGCCTTGACCGTTATTAATTTCTTTTATAGGAACAGCTCCAGGATTTTGATCACCATCTTGAGTCATTGACCTACCTAGTATTGAACCTGTTTGAAAGAACATATTTAAAGCTTCTTGCGGGTTGTAGTTTGTTCCGTTACCAAGATCTATCTCAGCTAAACCATCTACATCTAAATAAACACCATCAGGAGTCATTCTAGATAATACCTGTTGTATTTTTAGGTGAGTAAGCTGTATCATATCAGCAAAACCTGTTATTCTGCTTACAAGTGATTCTATCTTACCATTATACATTCTAGGCGCAACTATAGAGTAGTTAGTTCTAACCTTGTTAAAATCACTCTTATCACGCATCATGTTTTTAGCTTTCTCCCATTTTATCAACTTGTTTGTACCAAGTATCATAGCGCCTTCGTATAAACACTCCATAACCTGTTGTATTCTAGAATAATCCGTAGCGTCTTTTGGTGGTTTAAAAGTATCCTCTTTAGCTATAGCTTTTTGACCACCAGCGTTGTTAGTCTTAACCTTATAAGTATCGTGCATGTACGTTTTATAATTAAAGTAAAGAACTTGAACTTTATTTATATCATTAGTAGATGTTGCAGCATACCTGTTAGTACCTCTTTTTGCTGTTTTGTTTATTTTTAATAAATCATCGTGGTTTAAGTGAGGAAACTCTTTAACTAACTCGTTTATAGGTATAGTCTTAACCTCACCAACATAATATATGTCTTCAAAATAAGGTGACTCAGTGTAAGAATAAACTAAATTAGCGGGATCAACATATTCTACTTTAGCACCTTCTGACCAGTTAAATGACGTTTTAGTTGCCCCTATGCCTAATACAGTTAAGTCTTGCAAAACTCTTCTGTTTATAAGCTCATGCCTACTACCTTCTAACAATGTATTTATAGCCTGCTCGTTAGCTAACTCAACCTGCTGTTTATATGTTAACTGCATGTGTAATGCTAGTTCTTCTTCTGTTTCTGGTAGTTTGTCTGGATCAGACTTATAAAGATCCATGTTTAACTGTTGCTTTGCTGTCTCGTTAAACTGCTTAGTTCTCATGTCTCGCATGATAGTCTCCATGTACTCAGTTCTTTTGCTAACACCATATTGATCTTGAGAATAACATTTCAAATCAAAAGTTCTTTGAGCCATACCATTCACAACTATATCTACAAATTTAGATATAATAGGTACTGGTGTCCAGTCTAAGTTTAAGTAGCTTAAGTCACCATTAATAGATAACTCATCTTTATATTTTTGTATTGATTGTTCTCCTCTAGCATAAAGTCTTAAATTGTGAAACTTGTTTTGAGAATGAAGATATTTATTTGAGTGAGCTCCGTGGAACCACTCATTCTGTATAGCTTTTGCTACCTTTAAACCATACTCCTTAGTTGATTTTTCTAGGTCGCTAACTACTTGTGAAGGAAAATTTGCATGTACTGACTCAGCCATATTATCGTTTAATTATTTTTGAATTTACTCCCTTGTTGTTATACTTAGAAATATTTAAGTTTAACTCTTGTTTTTCTAATCTTGGGTTAGGTCTGTACAAATGTCTGTTACAAGCCATTATAGCTAAACCAGAACTTATAGAAGCGTCATACTTGGTTCTTCTATTTATATCAAACCTACTCCAGTCGTTAAGTGTTACGTTAAAATACATACCACCATGTGTCCCATCTTGCTTCATACCAACGTGATCTTGTATATACATCTCGATAGCAGCGGCATGAGCCTGCTTAATGTCTTCACTAGAGTTTGGTATTCCACCTACTTCTTTTTCCGCTACAGATAGCTTGTTCCAAACTTTATCAGGTCTGTTCATACTAAAACCTCTATAACCTCTTCTTCTAAAGTAATACAATAATCTTGGTTTATTATTTTCAGCTAACAAAGGCATGCCATAAAAAACACAAGCCATTAAAACATCCTCAAAAAACATATCAGCTGTTTGCGGTCTAGCTAAGTATTCAAGAAAAAAACTATTAGCCGGAGCGTCTTCCATGGAGAATTTTGTTAATCCGTGTAGTGCTCCTTTTGAACCTTGACCATCTACAGTACCACTGATATCGTAACTATCACAACCAAAAGCACCAACATGCTCGTTTCCAGGGTATCGTATACCATTTTTTATAACTACATTGTTTTGTATTGGTTGAGGTGGAACCCAAGATATGTTAAACCTACCATTTATGTCTGGATAAAATATAACCCTAGAGTCCTTTACCCCGTTTACCCACTGAAAATTACCTTTTGTTATACCCAAACTTCTACCAAGCTCTTCGTTGTAATCTATCTGCTCGTATATTTTTGTTAAATTAAATATACTGTTTTTTGCCTCATCTCTAAAAGCGTGCTCTGTAGTTCGAGGAAATTGACGGTAAAACTCATTTAAAGCATCCGGATCACCCTTCAAACCATCAGCCTCGTTTTGCCAGTTATCTATTACGCCTACATCTATCAGTTCACCGTCTGGGGCAAACACGTCGACATCAGGAGTAGTGAAAACTGGAACTCCGTGCTCATCAATAAATCCTTCGTAGTTCCATTCCATTGGGATAAACAAAGAGTATAAACCAGACTTTGTCTGACCATTTCTATTTCTTTTTGAGACATCGCTTGCATTGTATAGTTTTTTAAAGTTATCGCCTCCTTTATCTAAAGCGTTAGATGTTGAACCCATCATGCACTTACCTATAATTCTACTACCTAATCGTAAACATGTTTTTGTAACTCTCCAGTTGTTTAATATATTGTCAGGTCTTTCCCACTTACCACTTTCATCATGTACTAGTAACGCTAGTTTTTCACCGTCATAACTATTGTCTCCAGTATTTTTCCAATCTATAGTTGTATCTAAGCCTTTTATATTCTCTAGCTTTTCGTTTGTTGTTATCTTTTTTCTAGTAAACTTACTAGCAGGTACACGATAAGCGAGCTCGGATTTAGGACGGTCCATACCATCTTGAATAGGTTTAAAGAAAAATGGATAGTTTATACTAATAGGTACTACCTTGTCTGTAAACATTTTTTTAGCATCAGCTCCACTTTTTGATAATATACCATATCTACTATCACTTGATATAGTGGCTTGATTAACCGCTTCGGCTGACGACATAAAAGAAAATCCAGAACGTCTGTTTTTAAGATAGCACATCCCATAACATCTTTTATCTGCTTTACAAGCTTCCCAAAATATAAAGAACAATCTATTTGCCTCTCTAAAATCCGGTGCGCCTACATCTATCTTACTCCACTGCAAATACATATAGTGAGCGCCTGTTATGTATGTTGGCTTACCATTGTTAGTAAACCAAAAACCTTCGTCTCTTCTCTTGAACTCTTCGTCTATGTAATCAAACCACTGCTCTTTTTGCTCTTCAGGATAACTTCTCCAGTCGAATATATTTTTTAACCTACTTAATTCTTGTGGTTGATCTAATTTTACCCATTTGTTTTTAGGGTGCACGTACACTGTTTTCGGTTCAAGCGGCAACCCAATTCGCAAATTTTGAATCTCCACCACTTGTCCAATTTTTCCAGTTTTAGAGATAACCACGATATCATGCTCTTTATTGTATCCATATTCCCATTTTTTGTTTTTATTAAGCCTGCTTATTGTTGTTTTTTTAACAGGATCTATCGTTTTTACTAGTGTTTGCTCGTACTTCATTTTGATCTACCTTCTGCGAAACCCTTAAAGACTTGCTCTTTGTTTTTCTCAGGTGATCTACCTTCAAGTAAGCTTTCTTCTTCTTGGATTCTGTTAAGTATTTCAAATGCATCAAATATAGCGAGTTTCTTTGTCGCAGCTGCATTTTTAAGTCTATCTGCTGATATATCATCGTCTGAATCAACGATTGCTTCTTTAGCTACTTTAATTAGCTCTTCAACTGCTTTCTGCCCAGCTAGGATTATATTCTTCTTCGTTTCCTTGATATTCATATTTTATTGTAATTAAATTTGATAAAACTCTATATAGTCTTTGTCCGTCCACAACAAACTCGTATTCAGAACCAGGGTGAAAACCAACTAAACAACCAATTAAACTTTTTTCTACAGAATACTTAACTATACCTATACAAGGTCTTTCACTGTTATTATCGTAGTTGTCTATGCTTTTGATTGGTTTTATAAAACAATATTCTTTTGGTGCTATCCAATCTTTATTTCTTTTGTACAAAAATATTTGATCTTCATTTACAAAATATTTATTTTCTTCAAAATAGCTTCTGCTGTTTTTCTCTTCACCATACTGATTTTCCCACCTTCTAAAAACATTGTGATGTAATATAACCTTATCACCAACTTTTATATTACTATTAGTTATTATAGGCGATGATAATACTTTGGCTTCTCTATTAACATACTTGTGATTGTACATTTCTGTGTTTAATATCAATTCAGAATCACCAACATTTTTAGTATTATTATATCTACCACCAATAGGCTCAACAACAAAGTTATAAACGCTTTTCATTATAAATCATGAGCTTCTACTTCTTTGGTTTTAACGTTCCAATTGTACTCAGTCTTATTATCAGATTTTGATCTAACAGCTTTCATCATTTCAGCGTCAGACATTTTATCCATGTTGTTTTTTATGAAAGTTTTTATTTCTTTCTTTCTAGCCTTATCATCTAGCTTTGTAAATGGAGACCACCCTGCTTGTTTATATGCCATAATTTTTAATATTGTAAGTTATACTCTACAGATACAGCCATGTTCTTGTTGAAGTCTTTCCAAGGTAAAACCTCTTTGTTTTTTGTTATGTAAACAGAAAACTTAGTTTCCTCTTCTACTATATCACATATTTTATGTCCACCGTATACTTCTTGACCAACAGCATAATGCATAGCATCATTTTTGTAGTCTTTACCTATACTAATCTTTCTTATTAGCTTCGTCATTTTCATTATATTTTATTTCACCAGTGTTTATGTCTATATCTAGAGTACCATACTCTTTCATTAGTTCATCTTGCATAACTGTTAATCTTTCGTTTATCGCAGCTAACTGGTGTATTAGACTATGTTTTTGGGCTTCAAGCGTTCCTATGCCCATTTTGTTTTCGTTTATAGCCCCAACTATTTCTCTTAATCTAGTTAATTCTTCTTTTTTGATAATTTCAGGTTTAATACCTTTAAGTTCTTTTATCATTTTACTTGTGTTTTTTGACATTATATTTAATTTAAGTTTATTTTGTAACTATATAGTTACACGTATTGTAGATAACTTATTAGAATGGTACGTTACCCGCTCCTGTTGTAACGTCACAGTTACCGTTTTTTGTAAAATTATGTGTTCCATGAGTTGACCCCGAGTGATCATCAGCACCATTAGCATCGTCCATGGGTAACCAAACTAACAAACCGTCTGCTTGTGTTTGTGTGTAAACTCCAGTTCCTTGATTACCTGCTAACGTTGGGTTTCTCATTGCTGTACCGCCGGCATACAGATATGTCGCTGCTGCTTGGTCTAACTCAATACCTTTCCAAGCCATGAACTGACACATCTTACCAGCTAAATCAGACAAGCCACTTGCTTTTCCAATATAAACAGCAGCAGCTGTATCAACCATTTCACCACCAGTACCACCCGTATTATTAGTGTCAGTTTGTAGAACTCCATTTATGTAAAGTTTCCAACCTGTAGGATTTCCATCGTGAACCCAAACGTGATGCTCCCAATTGGTGTTAAATTGATTTTCAATAACTCTTCTTTTGTAAGCACTACCAGACCCCTGATAAGTATCTAAGAATAAACCACCACTCCCACTGGTGTGGTAGAAATGTCTATAAGAATTATTAGCACCTCCGCTATATTTTGAAATTATACCATAAGTACCATTAGCCACGTTTCTCTTCATCCAAAAAGAAAAACTATGCTTCTCGTTATCGGTGCCAGTAGCACTGCCATCTATAAAATCCCAGTTATTATCATCTGCACGAGAGAGAAAATCACCCGCCCCATCAAACGAAAATGATTGAGTGTTAGTTGTGGTGTTGTGAAAGCCACCAAAAGCAAATGGATTTATAATTATATTACTCATTATAAAGTGTGATTACTTCTGTATCCTATTATCATTACTTTTAAACCTTTAGCAGCTGTTCCAGCGCCATCTATATTTACACCTACAACAGCATCCTCTGGTATATTTGCATCTGGATTTGTTCCACCGCCACTACCAAAAGTAGTAGTAGTTCCTAATACCGCGCCTGCAGTTATTGATATAGCCGCTGATGTTATGTTATTTGCAGCACCGTTTTCAGTAACCTGAACAGTAACATTACCACTAGTACTAGTCGCGCTTAGTGTTGCTTTTATTTCCTCTACGTGAAATGAGTAAGGCATTGTAAACCTAACTTTGTCATCTCCAGTTGTTATAGCTGTTGTTTCGTCTGACGCGCATATTATAAAAGACTCGTAACCTGTTATAGGTCTAGTTGGATGTCCTAACTCTAACTGGTCATAGTGACCTTCAGACCATCTTTTTATTGATGTTCCTATTTTACCCTCGCCGTCGGCTCTAGGTACTACACTTGGTGTTGCCATATCTTATTTTTTTATTTATTTTTATACGTAATTTCCATCTCCAATAGGGAAGTTTCCTACAGCTATTGGTGTCAACTCTGTATCACTATCCCCGTCTTGACCAACCCTCATGTCCTCAGCATCAGTCATCGCTAAGTTGTTTGCCTCTGTAACAACCCAATAACCTTCGTCATCAGAAAAGTAATTTGGGTTTGGGTCTGTTGCTGGCATCATGTGATTTCTTGAAGCAGTACTAAACATCCCTCCACCAGCGTCACCACCAGTGGAATTACCTACTTCGCCTATATCCCAAGCATCATTAAAGTCTTGAACATTGCTTAGTCTAACGTCACTAAATCTAGGTGTTATTTCGCCAGCTGTCACGGAAGACCATAAATAATCTTCTATAACTACGGCTGAAGAGCGTGAAGCTTGTCCATTTAAACTTAAGCCTAACATTAAACTCCGAAGTAACAGATTATACCACCATTTGCATCAGGTGTAGCTTTAACGCTTGTCCATCTACCATATATAGTTAAACCTTTTGGAAAAACAGCATTGTCAGTTTCTATACCACCGTGACCAGTGCCAAGAGGAGCTGAAAACTCCATGTTAGTACCATTAGAAAGTGCAACGTTTCTAGATAGTGTTAAAACTAAACCGTTAGCTGATATTGCTGTAATAAAAACAGGGTCAATACCTGTGGCATAATCGTGGTGAGATGGAAATGTAGCGCTTGGTGTTGCTGTTGTAACTCTTTGTCCTACTTTAACAGCTGCATTAGTACCAGTCATTGTTATTGTTGGCCCAACTGAATTACCATTACCACAAGCTTGACTAGCGTCACCAGCCGCATGAGCGACAGTTGTACTAATATACTTTGGTCCAGCGGCTACGCCAGCTGGGTGTTGTTCTGCTAGTAACTCAGTTAATATATTGTCTGCTAAAAATTGTATAGCTGTAATAACCATTCCCTGCGGCGGTATAACAGCGCTATTAGCGTCAGTATAAACGCTACCCATAGATCCTAACGGATCAAAGTTGTAATTTGTTGCCATAATTTATTTTTTTACTTTTTCAAGTGAACGTCCTCCGAAGTAGGCACCGATCACGGTTATTAATACTAATTGTAATAAGTCTACCCAAGAAGCTTTAACTTCAAAAGCTATAACACCAGCGTCTATAAAAACTAATAACACTGTTGATACTACTAAAAAAATTAATACTAATGGTCTTATATTTTTGGACAGCCAAGAGTCTGACTGCATGTCCATCTTCCATCTTTCTGTAACTTGTTTTTGCATTTCAGCCTCGTAACTAGCTATAAGCTCTTTAACCTTAAGTTCAGCAGCTAGCTTTTCTTCCTTCGACGTGTGTAGATTGTCTATAACACCACCAACACCCTTTATAAGCTCTGTTGCTCCAGAAGAAAATATTTTTGTTAATATACTCATTACTTTTGTTTTTTATCTGGCTTTCTGTTTCTAATAATATCAGCCTCGTGTTGAAGTTTTTTAGCATTAGCCAAGTGTTTCTTCTTTTCTTTGCCCTCAGCACCTTCAGCATCGCTTGAAGCAAACTCAGCTCTATCTTCTAAATCAATAATTCTTTCGTTTTTATCTTTACCCTTGTAAACCCACGTTCCTTCCATTTCACCTTTCATTAAATCTGGATTTTTTTCAGGTATAGGTCCTTGTTGTTTTAACGGGGATTTCCCTGGGTATAAAAACCCTTTCATTTTAAACGTCATATTATTTTGTTTTTATATTGTAAGATCTAGGTCCTTTCTTTCTTTTTTTACTACTTTTAGTTTCCGTAGCGTCATAATCTCCACCCTCTATATAACCATAGCTAGTTGGTATCTTGTAATCAGGAGCAAATATAGTGTCACCTTTATTTATACCATCAGCTTGGTCATACATGTTTAATGCATAGCTATTACCTTTTTTATCTCTTTTTAACTCATCAGTGTTTTCACCTACAACTGTTTTTTTCTTTTGTTTTAAAGGTGATTTTTTAGAGTACATACAGCCTTTCATTTTATATCCCATGTTACTATTTTTTATAAGCAGCTTTTTCCCAAGGAAACGCTTTGCTCCCCTCTTCGTGCCACTTTCCGTTATACTTTATTTTACCGTTCTTTCTGTGGTAAGTTTTTCCACTATATCTGACGTGATCATCTCCATAGTCTAACTTACCGCTTTTCATTTCTTTTGCATGAACCTTTTCGTGGTTTATAACCTCTGATTCAAGTTTACTACCCTTAGGTATATCTTTAGATAAAAATATACTACCATCTTTATTAGCTTCACCTAGAATTCCACCTTCAAGCTTCTTTCTATATATAGGTGTAGTTTCTGAAGACTTAATATTTCTTTTTTCTGATCCTAGTTTAAAACCCATTATCTATCTTTATCTTTAATCATATCATCTATAGCTTTGTTGTAAACTTTATCTGTATATGATTTGTTATTATAAAATATACTTCTTTGTGATGTAGGTACATCTTCTTCACCTAATAGTATTCTATATATTCTACTTATTAGTTGAGAGCATTTAAAAGATGTTTTAAAGACAGAATACTTTATAGTAGTTCTATTTCTATGCCTCCAAACCTCTATCCAGCCTGAAGCCCTAAGTTTATCCCATCTCTGCTTATCCCAGCTCATAGTGTAAGTACCATCTATAAACTCTTGTCGTGTAAATCTTTCTTTACAATCTAAATAAATTAATAGTTCTAAATCCGCGTCTGTCAATCCGTGAGTCTTACAAGCCCACTTTCTAGTGAGCCTGTAATACTTCAGGATTTGTAATTCTCGCAGATCTTGCGCTGATAACCTCAATTACGCTACTCCGTAAACAATTGAGTCAACAGCAGTGATAAGATTTAAAGCAGGATCACCAACAGCAATCTTAGCAACAAACGTGTTAGTAGAACCACCTACAGCAAGCTTTTGTATAACTTGATCCATAGCAGCGATCTCGTCAGCATTACAAGAGAAGATAATCTCATCATAAGCTATAGCTCCAGCAGTTATAGAAGCACCAACAGCCGCTACAGCAGAAGAAACACTACCAGCAGCACCTGCTAAATCTACAGGTATAGGATCGCCGTTTGAGTCATTAAAGTTTGTAGATAATGATTGAGCTGGTACAGCAGCTGTTTTAGGATCTATTAATCTTTGAGACAAAGGCTTTGAGCTTTTAAATCTCATTTTTAATTTTGCATTACCTTCGCAAGTAACTGATAAAAGCGACTCTAAAGGATACATTGCAGCTGAATTTACAGCTACATTTATTTGAACGTATTTTGTTAACATTTTTTTAATTTTTTAAAGTTATACAATCGTTACACCTATTATACCTAGTCCAGGTGAAAGTAATGTAAATTGAGGTTGAACGCCATCGTAGATTCTAGTCATACCAGCGTAAGGTTTTGAGTTCGTAATTAAAGCAGTAGCTTCTTCTAACAATTGTTTTCCCTTACCTGTTGCATGAGTAAATGTTACAGTATCTCTATCGTAAGTACCATCTGGCGATTTAAAGTAAAGAGCTGTTGAAGTTGCAGACGTGATTTGGCCTCCTAAGAAACAATCTTCAGGATAAACAGTACATATACCGCTTAAACCCTTACCTCTATCTATACCCGTACCTGTTGAACCGTCTCCGTCTCCATCAGTACCAAAGTTAAATGTTCCAGCTCCACCAACAGCCGTTGGCTTGATTGGGTGACCGTATGTATCTACGCCAGTACCATCTGTAGCTGCACCACCTTTAACAGTTATAATTATTTTATCACCAGCTTTACCACTTATACCGTGAGCAGTATCACCAGATTCACCAGATTGAAATACTAAAACTGGGTCTTCTGAATTATTTGCCCAAGTAAGAGTCTCAGGTTGTGATAATAAGTATTTTCTACCAGCAACACAATTTTTAGTGCCTAGTAAACCGTGAGCAGCGTAATCTGTACCAAAGTAATTAGTTACACTATTAGCAGGTATAACCTCTACCTTAACGTTACCAGGAACTAATGCTGTTCTTAATGCAGCGCCACCTAAATCGCCTTTTCCCGCGTCAGCAGAAGCGCTAGTGTCTATTGTAAGGTTACCAGTCATGTTTTGAGCTATGTCGTAGTGACCTTGATTGTTTATTCCAAAATATATATAGTTTTTCATTTTTTTTATTTTTAGTCTTGAACGTTAATAGTACAAGCTCCGGTTAATGCTGGTGTGCATACTACTCCTGTGTTTGCATCACATACTGTCGTTACTCCACCTCCTGGTTTTTGTATCGCTTGAACTATTTCATTGATTACGTGTGGTAATCCGAACTTAGTTATATCGTATGTCACATCTACAGAGTCTTCTGTTGAATCTCCTTTAACTGATTGAAAAACTATTTTAATAGCAGCTGCACCAGCATCTCCTCCTATAGCTAGTATAGTGTTTGTTGGTATAACTAAATCTGTATAATTATTCGCTCCAGTTTTTGTTTTATTTCCTGCTGTATCGCAGAATCTTAGGTAGCTAACTACCTCTGTGTTTAAACTATTATTTGCCATTTTTTTATTTTTATTATGTTATGAGTCAAATGCTATTGTTGTTCCAACTTCAATTGTCCCGTTTAATGTTAATGGTGCGTTGTTACCAGCGTCAAGATTTCCAGTTACTAAATTGTCATCAGCAACAGTAGTCATCATAACGCTACCACCTTTTCTACTTAAAGCAGCACAAACCGTTTCTACAACTTCAACAAACATATCGTTTTGGTGAGTTATAGTAACAACATCATCAGCATTGTTATCATGTGTCATTCCTTGAAAATGCAAGGTTGTCGTAGTTCTACTAAGAGGTCTAGCTCCTAAAAATGTGCTAGCCTTAAAGCAAGCAGCGTGATTAGCAGCTTCAGCGTCCGCAAAGTAAACATAGTGTTCTTCGTTTCCGTAATTCATCTTTTTAAATTGTTTAGTTAATAAATGTTTGTTTTAGGTTTTTTTGGTTAAGGTTTTAGGTTTGGGTTTATTCTACTAAAACAACGTCATGACTTCTTATAACATAATAAAAATCATCTTTCCACGTTATACCGTGTCCAGCGTGTTTGTCGTAAAATATAATATCACCGCTTTTAAGTCCTTCAACTTTATTACCAACGGATAATACTTTTGCTTTTATAAACCTATTGTCAACATCAGTGTCTTCTGTCATTATTAGACCACCAATCTTTTTAGGTTCTATTTTTATATTATCTACTACTATGTAATTATTTATTGCTTTCATCTCTCATATTTGAAATTACACAATCAGCAGATATAATTGTTGATACTACACTTACTGCATTTTTAAGTGCTGACTTAGTCACAAGTACTGGATCAATGATACCAGACTTAATCATGTCAACTGATTCACCAGTTACAACATCTACACCTAAACCTTTTTGTGGTCTCGGCGCTACCTGCTCTAAACCAGCATTTTCTAATATAGTATTAAATGGAGATTTTATAGCTTTGAATAATAGTTCTTCTCCAATATTATCTGGTGTTAGATTTTGTGATGCATTAAGCAAAGCAACACCACCACCAGAAACTATACCTTCTTTCAAAGCAGCTTTTGTAGCGTAAATAGCGTCTTCAACTCTATCTTTCTTTTCTTTCATCTCTACCTTAGAACTAGCACCAACTCTAACTATACCCACTGATCCTGATAGCATAGCTAATCTTTGTTCTAACTTCTTTTTTAAGAAACCATTTTTTTCAGACTTTATCTTTTTCTTTACATCTAGTATTCTTTCTTCAAGCTCAGTCTGTTCGTTTTCTAAAAGTGTTATAACAGTGCTTTTGTCATCTGTAGAGCAAAAACTAGCAACACCTAATACACTAGGATCTATAAGGTCTAAATCATCTCCTAACTCTTCGTTTATAACCGTACAACCTGTTAGTATAGCTAAATCGTCTGTTGTGTCTTTTTTAGTTGGTCCAAAACCAGGTAGGTCTATTATATTAACGCTTATATTGCCTTTTACCTTGTTCATCATTAACGCGGCCTTAACTTGTTGATCTACGGAAGCAACTATCAATAATGATCTTTTATTTTTTATAACATACTCTAATATGCTTTGTATTTTTCTTACTGTTTTTATTTCAGAATAAACTATTAGAATTAAAGGGTCTTCTAGTTCACATTTTAACTTCTCGGTGTTAGTTATAAAATGCTGTGATGTTAAACCGCATTGATCTAACTGAACACCATCAACCACATCGACATAAGTAATATCAGCTTCAGCTTCTTCCATCAAAACAACACCATCTTTACCAACTTTATCATAAGCTTCCGCTATAATCTTACCTAACTCATCATCGTTGTTACATGAGATTGAGCTTACGGATTTCAGCATATCGCCCTCGATCTTGACAGAATTCTTATTTAGATAGTCGTTTATTTTTACAAGACCAGTTTTTATACCGTCTTTTATTTCTCTAATATTAAAATTAGTATGATTGTTAACATGTTTAAGTAGTGATTCAGCAAGGACAGTAGCTGTAGTAGTACCATCACCTGCTTCTCTCACTGTGTTCCTAGCAGCTTCTTTAATAAGGGTTGCTCCCATATTTTCAACCGGATCAAATAAGACAACAGATTCTGCTACTGTTACTCCGTCTTTTGTGATGACCGGTTTACCTCTGTCGTCTTCGTAAACTACACACTTACCCGAAGCGCCTAAGGTTGATTTCACTGCTTTAGCTAGTTTTTCAACACCAGCTACTATTTTAGTTTTAGCCTCACTGCCAAAGTTTAAATCTTTGACAATTTGAGACGGTAAATTGTACTCCATATTAAATTAAATTTTATTAAATTGTTACTCGAATGTTTTAACTACTTTAGGTCCTTTTGTTGCTTCTAGCTTTTTATTAAAATGCTCGATGCTACCATCAATAGCCGCTTCAGCGCCTTCTATTGTTTCGCGTCTAGTTACGTCCTGCCAAATCTTTGGATTGTCAGGGTCACTACACTCTGTTTGGTAAAAGCCACTAGGTAGCTGTGTTATTCTCCAATTTGATTTAGAAGCCAAATGCTCCCAATGCTTTATAGTTATTGGATTTGGTTTTAGGTTGCCAGTTGTACTGGTCTTGTAATACAAATAAGTCATAATTTTGGTTTTTGGTTAATACTGACTTGGTGTAGGGTCTTTCCCTATATATTTTTTAGAACATACCCATTTTACTTCCTATAGCTCCAAGTGGGTTTATAGCTCCTAATGCTCCTTTTCCTTTAGCTAAGTCTCCTAAAAATCCTTTTACTGGACTTGGCTTTTTTGTATTAGAAGCCATTTTAGCTTTCATCTCAGGTGTTAGCTTCTTTAGTCCACCTTTACTTCTTTTACCTTTATTTTTATCTGAAGGTCTTACATCCATTGGATTTTTCTTGAAAGATTTAGGATTAGCTCTTTTTCTATTTTCAATCATTCTCTTGTTACCTTCGATTTCCGCTTTTCTAACTGCTGGATCAGTGTAATCTTTTTTTGGATCTCTTAAGCCTTGCTTCATTGGACTAACTTTTCCTTTTTTAGCTGCTCTTTCCACGGCTTTTGATTGAGCTGTTTCAGTGCTAACTTTTTGCTCGCTAAGCTGTCTTTTCTTATAGTCCATTCTTTTAGCATGGTCTTTTGATTCCTGGTTGTTTGCTAGCGCTTTAGCTGGTGAAGCTCCTTTTACTGTTTTGTTACCCTTTTGGTTTATACCTGGAAGAGTATGTCCTTTCATTTTAAACGGTGTGTATGCCATGATTTTATGTTTTATATTACTATTATTACTTGTTTTATTAATAAGTTAAGCTGTTTGTGTTTTAGGTGCTGTGACTTTTTGGTTCTTGCCTATTTTTTTCGTTGACTTAGTGGTGTTCATAGTCATGTTGGATTTATTCTTTTTTGTAGAGCCTTTGGTAATTATTTTTTCTCCTTCACTAATTCCTTTTGCAACTCCAGTCTTAACTCCTTTTTTAACACCTTTCTTAACCACTGCTTTAGCTAGCTCTTTACCTCCTTGTTTTAAAACTTCCTTACCACCAGCGTATGCTAATTTAGCACCAGCAACTCCTTGGCCAACAACAGGAATCATCATAGCCGCATTGGTACCAGCGTTGATCATATGGTCTTTAACACCTTGCGTGTCTCCAGTAGCTTTAGCGTAACCAGCTCTACCTAATGATGTAGCCGTGTTTATACCGTCAGCAATCATACCAAAACCAGGAATTGTTCCAGCGGCTGTTAAACCAGTTTGAGCATAGTCAAGCGCACTTTTCCAATCAAAGTGTAATGGTGATCTACCAGTACCACCTAAGGTTTGTCCTTTTCTAGCTTTGAATGGTGGTTGTTTCTTAGGTGCTTTAGTTCCTTGATCTTTTAGTTCAGTTTGTTTTTCAGTTAAAGCTGTGGGTCTTTTCGACGCTTTGTTCTTAGATCTAGCAACCTCTCTTTTTGCTATACGTCCGCTAGCGTCAGGGTCGTTAGTAGACTTTCCAGGCTCGTCACTACCAGGTTTGTTAGTGTAATTGTTATATTCAGCTTTACTAACATTCTTACCATTTATCTTATAATAGTAAGATTGTTTAACTGGTGAAACTCCTCCTGTGTTTTTATAGTTCATTATCTTAGTTTATTATTTTTACCAGTAACTAGGTTTTTAACAGTTCTACCCCTTGGACGTCTTTTTATTTTTGGTATCTTACTAACTACATTTTTAACAGCGTCGGTTACTTTTTTAGTAACTGGACGGTTTTTCTTTCTTTCAGCGGCTGCTTTCTTTTTATTAGCTAGCTCTTCTCTTCTATCGTATTCCGCTTGATCTTCAGCATCCAATACTACCTCTTGTTCAGGAAAATCTGGCATTGGTAGGGGTTTGATCAGTTTTGGTGTGTTTCTCTTTGTTCTAATCTTTTTGATTCTCTTTTTACGCATCTTCTTTGGCATAAAGTTCTGATCAACCATTTTACCGTCTTCATACCTATTAAAATGACTCGAACCATCAGCATACTTGATTTGTTGTACTTGAACTCTACCATCAGAACCCTTGACTGTTTTAACAGGTTTTACTCTAGTAGTACCATCAGAGTTATCAACCTTAATATCTTTTCTACGTTTCTTTTGTTTTTGTAAAAAAGGTGATTTTTTTAGGTTTGGCTGGTTGTCTGCCTTTGCTTGTGCGTTGACTTGTCTTCCATGCTCTTGATTGTTAAGTCTAGCCTTGCTCATAGCTAAGGCATCTGCACCAGCACTTTTCACTGGAGACTTTCCAGGATACTCAAAACCTTTCATTTTATATGCCATGTTATTTAGATTTTTTAACAGCGTACTTACCTCTCTTGTGAAATCTATCTGCTTTATCGTTAGCAGCATCTTGTGAGGCTTTCTTTTGAGCAGGTGTCATTTTAGCGTATGCCGCTTTCTTTGCATCTACTTTCTTTTGGAAATCAGATTTAACAGCTTTGGGATTAGTCCAATTATCTGTACCTTTTCTAGTACCTTTTTTATCAGTTATAGTATAGCCTGTTTTAGGCCCATCATTCATTACTTTTCTTTTCCTTACCTTTTTATTCATTCCTTTTAACTCAGGATTAGGAACGTTTCCTTTTCTAGGTCCAAAACCACCTTTCTTAACCGGCATGTCAGCTCCTTTGTCAAGGTCTACGTACTTGTCTTTTTTTCTAAGATCTTTTAACTGCTTCATAGGAGACTTACCTTGCTTTTTAGCTATAGCATTTACTATTGTTTTAGGTAACTTTGCTTTTTGCTTAGCTGTTTGCTTAGCAGGTGACTTCTTATACTTCATACCAGAGGCCATTTTTAACCCTTTACTAACATTACCAGCTAAAGAAGTTAAAGCGTCACCAGAGTTTTTGCTCATTTTAATAGAAGCGTCGGCGCTAGATTTGCTAGCAGAGTTAACAGATTTAACTAAATCCTTATCCATTTGCTTCATAGGAGATCTACTAGCTGTTAATTTAGACTTTTTATCAGCTGCTGAGCCTTTTTTAACATTAAGAGTTTGTTTTTTGATATTTTTCTTCTTTTTCATCGCTCCACCTGCTAAAACACCAGAAACAGCGCCATCAGCCATCATTTTATCAGCATCTTTTTGGCTAAAACCTAAAGCCATGTAATCTTCTTTAGTTTTTGCTTGTTTTAAAGGTGATTTTTTACCTTTTTTAATACCTCTTTCTTTAAATTCTTTTTTAGGTATGTCTTTTTCTTTTCTATACTCATCAGTTCCCTCGTAAGTAGGTTGTTTTCTCTCTCCTTTGTAAGGAACGTCTTTTTTCTTTTTAGCTTTAGCTTTTTTAGCTTTTATATCGTTAGCTTTTTCAGTTTCGTAGTCACTTACCTGCCCAGTATGTAGCGTACCATCAGAAGCTTTATAGAACTTCTTGCCGTCTTTGTATACTATTTCACCTTTTTGCTTTAAAGCAGACTTTGAGTTTAGTTTACCCACTTTCTTTTTCATAGATTTAGCATCTATTTTCCCTATCTTAATAGGTTTTTCCGGTTGCTGTGGTAAAGGCTGTAAAGGCTTCCCCTCACGTATCATCATTTTTTGTTTTAAAGCTGAACGATGCCCTGATGTACCTGCTATTATTGATCTGTTTTGTTTGTATGCCATTTTTAATTATTTTAACATGTTATTTAACAATTCCATCTACGTCTAGCAGCTTTTCCTCTAGGACCGTCCCAACTTGCTGATCTAGCACAAAATGATTTTCTTCTTCCAGATGCTTTACTACCCTTTTTTAATTTAGAAGGATCTGTAGTTACAGCTGTTTTTAAATTATTACCTGGGTTTTTAGCTTTATAAGAGTTAACACCTTTCTGTGTCATACCTCCTCCAGCCTCAGCACCAGTACCTGTTGATTTTGCTTTATTAAAGTTTTTACCTGGTCCTATTGTTTTTTTTACATCTGCCTTCATAGGAGAACAAGACTTCTTTTTAACGGGAGAATGAGTGTAACCCTTCTTCTTAAGCTCTAAATGCTCCTTATGTGTTTCCGCTTTCTTTTTGTCATACATATTGTGAGCGACAAAACCCTTCATTTTAAAAGCCATTAGTCTTTCTTACAACTACCTTTAGCACAAGGCTTCGTGCCAGGAACTCTACTGTGACCCGCCCAACAATTACAGTCTTTCTTTTTTAATGGAGTTTCTAATACCGCTTTATCTCCAGGAAACTTATAATCTTTACCAGGCTTCATTACCTTAGTTTTACCTGTTGTCATTCCCTTTCCTTTTATAGAACCTTTTTTAAGAGGTTTACCATTCTCCTCTTTCATAGATATGGTGTTACCAGGTATTATGTTTTGTTTATTGTTAACGTCAGGACTATTACTTCTGTATCCAGAACTAGTTACCTTAGTATTTCTATATAGGGACGGACCCTTCATTTTAAATGACATATTCTTGTTATTAGTTAAACTAATAATTACACGGTAAAATAATAATTTACATAAAGTGTGACACTTGCCTGTTACTATACCTTGTTAATAGGCTTATGTCACAAAAAAGTTATTATAAATATAGAAGCACTGCATAGCCCCTCCTCCATAAGGCCACCCACCCCCACCAAAAACAGCTTTTTTTGGCCGCCCCCGCCGACTTTCTATTGATATTATCATCTTTTTCTCGTGTTTACTTTGTATCGATCAATAATTATATAATTATATTAATGCAAACTAAATACGATGCGACAATGATAATAATAACGTAAACAGAAACGATCAACAACAACGAAATTGAAATGAAATAATAATAATTGCACAGTAAATACGACCAACAAATGATAATATAAATGTAAACAGTAAAACAAATATAATTTGTGCACAGTGAAACGGCGGGCAGTAGCAGTAGTGTACAATAATACAACTAAACAAAGTATATACTTTTACAATGTCAATACGACTAGCAATAGATAATATAAATACAAACAAACTAAATAAAATAAATTAATAATAACTAAATAAATAAATTATGTCAAAGTTAAACAAAGTTGAAGAACTTAAAACTAAAAGATTTGTAATCAGAAAGTCATTAATCGGTAAAAATACTGTAATTACTTTCACTAATAAAAAACAAGAAGTTGTTTCTTATAATCATGATGAAGTATATAATACTCATAAAGAAAAATTCGAGTCAATGAATTGTTTTCAAAAGTATAAAAGTTATACTAACTCAAATGCAGTACCAGCATTCTGTAGAAATCTTCAAACAATTACTGAATAATAGTAAGTAATTTTCTTGAGCCAAAAGTGGTAGTTGAGTACGTTTCCCACTATAAAATATGAATGACCAAGTATTTGGAGTACACTGTAGTAATGGTAATACCGCCGAGGTATGTGAGTTCGATTCTCATACTACAACTAATGTTTAATAATAAAATATATAACTATGTCAAAAAATATAGATAAAGTGAGAGCACACAGAGAAGCACTAAAGACTGCTTGGTTTAACTTCGATCACTCTAAAACACCAGAAGTAAAACAAATAATAGTAGACTATAATAACAATCCTTGGTGGGAAGGTTATGGTGAAGTCAAAGTATTAAGAAGTGGACCAGATGGCTACTGTTCTTTTAGTAGTCACGAAGAAAATCCTTTCTTAAGAGTAAGTGAGCTTAAAGAGTTTAACTCAGGTGAATATGAATTAATAGTAAAATAATACAATATCAATACGAATATAGTAAGATAATAATAATATGAGAATAATATATAACAATAAATACAAAATATGGACAGTGACTACAAATCACACTAACAAGATCGTTTTCTCTCACGAGGATAGAAAGACTTGCTACGAGTGGATATTCGCTAAAGTATCATACGCTTAAAATAAATAATATGAAGAAAATAACTATGAGTGTAGCAGCACTATTAATTGCGGGAATGAGCTATGCTCAATGTGTAAACGATAAATACGAGAAAGAAGTGGAGACATTCAAGTCGATCGAGTATCAAATAGACGATATTATAGACGCTATAAGAATGGATATGTACTATGGTTTTCTAACAGACGAAAAAGGTATGTACTATATCAACCAAGTGTTAGCGATCAAGTCAAAGAATAGAGATATAATGTCAGATTTATACGCTAAAAGATTTAATGAAATAAAAGAAAACTAATATGAAAATAAAACTACAAACATACTCAGGTAACACGGTTTACTCGATATATACAGAGAAATATGGTAAAGAATATCATTTAGGTTATATTCACGCTGATAAAATCAACGATTTACTCAACGATCTAGAATTAGAAAAGCAATTTGAAGAGATAAAAGAGCCATGCCCTGAAGCGGAAAGGTTAGCGGCTTGTATCGGTGCAATGGTGAAAGCAGATAAAACACACTTCACAGGTCACTTAGGTGGTCACAGAGATGGGTTAGACTAATGAAACTAAATAACAAACAGAAGAGTAAGATCAGGCGTGAAGTAGATCAGGAACTAGGACATTTGCCTTATAAGTCTAAGATACATAAGAATAAAAAGAAGTATACAAGAAAGGCAAAACACAAAACAAATACGAATAAAGTAGGATAATATATATATGAAATGTAAATGTAATAAACAAATCCCAGAAGGTCGACTACGTCTCGGCTTCAAAGTATGTGTCTCCTGCTCTTCAGTCGAAGCGTATGGTTGTGCACCAGTAATTAATCACAAAACAGGTAACTCAATACAAATAATGTCTAGTGAAGACGCTAAACGTATTGCTAAATTAACTCGCCGTAAAGGATATGGCACAATG